TAGACCCATTCTGGATAGTGCTCATAACTACCAGACAGTTCGTTGTAATAACTTCGTTTACAGACTGGGCATTTTTCTCTATCTTTCATCTCAAACCTCCTCATCGAAATAAATTAAGAGCCACTGTTCCCACATGAACACGTTTATAACATCTTCTGTGTTAAAGCAGATGTGTCCAAGTACTAATTGTCCATGGTTGAGAATCTCGTTTTTCATCTGTTCCTCCTGTATCTGTAGAAAGGTCTCTTCATAGTTGTAAGACCTACTTTGAGTAGGTGGGTGGATACCTTGGCGAGTTCGACTGCTGGGTCTGGCAGTCCTTTGATCTGTAAATGAGGCGTTGGATTTTTAGGATAGGTGAACCTTTTGGTTCTTTTCTTGTCCATCTTGGTCTCAAACTCGTCGAATGGATGGATTTTTCAGGTCTTATATACATTATAGCACAATCGTTTGAACAAATCAACCGTTATTTTTGTCAGTGATTTCAGCACGTTACACGATTTAACGATCATCGTAACATGCTGATTTTATTCGATTTTTTCGATCAATTCAGACCCAGGGTTGAGATGGTGTCTCTTGGCTCGATCGACAAGGTCGTGTTATATGATATGATATAATACTATAGCCCTCTCGTTCGACGTTGATGTATATGTTTTATATATAAAAAGAATATATGAATATATAATATATACACCACGGAGACTAGACAGATATAGCGGATGGAGTGGGACGGAGTGGTACTCTATCCCCGAGTAAAACGACGAAAATGACATGGCTATAGTATTATATCATATCATATAGTATTATATCACAGCAGCTCTATGTCGCTGAAATCATTCAACAATTTTTTCGCGGTTGAACTGATACAATTCGTCGAATCATCGAGTTCTCTCGACTCAAGCGTTGGATGAACTCCTCGTAGACCCAATTAGCACCCCGGGACGACAAAAAAAAGGAAGGGCAACGGATCCTGTCCGCCTCGCATCCCCTCCTCGACCGGGCTGATTACTTCGATGACTTTGCGATCTGTGCTTTGATCTGCTCCTCAGAGATCACGATCTTGGCCTTCGCAATAGCCTCGTCCCTCAAAGTCTGAATCGCTTTGAACCTGACCCAGTACTTCTTGGACTGCTCCCTGATGTGTTTTCCGTACTCAGCGTCATTCATTTTGCTCGACATTTCAATCACCCCCTTTCAAGGTCAAATTTCAATGTGATTATAGTGTGGTCACATTGATTGATTTAATGCGGAGAGACATTCATCAGCGAGAGTCACAATCAATTCATTGATTGAACACCCTCGCTCCACAGCCTCAATTTCAAATTTTTCAAATTGGTCATCGGTCAATTCAATTTTTAATTCGATCATTTTATCACCCCCTCCCGTTTGTCACGTCGTTAATACAATGATAACACACCCCACCCGATTAATCAACCCCCAAAATATTGAATGATTTCAGTAGTTTAGGTGATTTAACGAAAAACCGAATGTTTTCAAATGGTTACGGTCCGGAAAATCGGGATCGAAATTATTAAGGTTGTCCTTCCATGATCGCTCAGCTATTTTTCAGCTTCTAGGGTTTGGGGAATAAAACTGTCGATCAACGTCTTGCGGCTTAAAGAAAAAATGTTGACATTTGACAATTAAGCGTGTTACAATTAAAATAACAACTATGGAAACTTCTTATCACGTTCTTGAGGATATTGCAGGGGCATGGAGAACTAGAAAGTCAAAACCTGTAGGCCTGCTAGCTCTAGCAACTTATACTGACCTAGATGAGGCTAGAGTAGCAGAAGTAGAGTTTGACAAACACTATAGAAGAGAGGTAAGAATTGAAAGAGGACTCATTAGACGAATCTCTTGATCACGAGGTTGCCTTAGCTCCTCCACCCTATCCGTCGAACACCATCCGTCCTAGTCCTGTCCGCCAGATTAAAGACCCTACAATATCCCATCGTGACTTCTTCATCCTAGATCTCCACTTGAAGGGAGCGAAGGCGGAGGAAATTGCTGAGCTAGTTGGTTTTAAGAATCCAGCTTCCGTTTACAATGTCTTGAGGAAGAAAGAAATGCATCTGGTTAGGCAACTCTTGTTAGAGGGACTTGAGTTGGAGTTTGAAGTTCTTCAGAAAGAAGTTTTTGAAGTAATTGAAGAGGCTTTGAAAGAGCCAGATCCTCGTGTCCGCCTCGAAGCTGTCGATAAGTGGTTCCGCTACTTTGGGAAGTACAAGGTAAAGGAAGACAAGGAGAAAGAAATAACCGCAGAAGATGTCGTCAAGAAGTTACTCCAAGTCAACGTGCAGGTCAATGTAGGAGATAAAAGGAACGGTGGTAATGGCAACATTAAGTAATGAATCAAATGCCATACAACAGTTGTTTTACATCCAGAACAAAGAAGGCGTTAAAGTTCCTTTCATTTTGAATAAAGCCCAACTGTTCTTCGACCAAGAGGAGTATAACCGCCTTATAATTGCCAAGGCCCGCCAGAAGGGTTTCTCCTCCATCGTAAAGGCAAAGTTCAACATTCGTGTCTTAGGTGTTGAAGGAACCCATGCAGCGATAATGAGTCACGATGCTCCCTCAACGCAGAGACATCTTGACCAGGTTCAATACCTGTTGAGGCATATGAGAGGCCCCAAACCAATCTTTGGTCGCAACTCTCGGAACGAGTTGTATTTCCCAAAGATGGAATCTACTTACTATGTGGGCACGGCAGGAGCAAAAGCATTTGGTCGGGGTGATTGGATAACCGACTTGCATTGTAGCGAATATGCTTTCTGGGAAAATGCTGAGAAGCATCAGGCAGGGGTATTTCAGGCTGTTCCAAAGACAGGACGCATAGTTATTGAGTCAACCGGGAACGGCCGGAACAATGACTTCCACTATATATGGAAGCATGCTGACCAGATGGGTTACAAGAGATTGTTTTGCCCTTGGTTTATAGATGATGAGTATTCCCTTCCAGTCTTAAGTTGGTCCCCTGATACTCCGAAGTACAATGGCTATCTTTTAGACCTCCAACACGAACACAAGTTGGCAAACCAGCAGATGGCTTGGTACGAGATGAAGTTCCATTCACTTCGTGAGGACCTTAAGACGATGCAGCAAGAGTATCCATCTAAACCCGAGGACGTTTTTCAGGCTACAGGAGGTACCCTTTTCAATGTGGAAGAATCGTTCTCTCAACTTTGGAAGACTGAGCGGATGGAGGGTTATTACGTCAATCGTCTTTCTGGCCATCCTTCTCCTGGCATGGATTATGTCATTGGGTGCGACCCTTCTGGGGGGACTGGAAATGATGATACAGCGATTCAGATCTTTTGTTGCCAGACTGGTGAGCAAGTCCTCGAGCTCTTCAACCCGCATATAAATCCTATCCAGTGTGGTCGCCTTCTCGTATCGTTCGGATTGAAGTACAACGAGGCCTATATAATCCCCGAAGGTAATAACCATGGTGCAGCAGTAGTACCTTGGTTAAAGGAAAACTATTTAAAACAGAAGATTTACAAGAGTAAGTTAGCTACTGCCTCCTCCCCTGGCAAATATGGTTGGACCAACGGAGATACTTCGAAGCATGCCCTTGTTGGTTTGATTTTAGAGGAGATTCCACAGACAATTATTTATGGTCGTCAAACGGTGGAGGAGATAAACAGTTTCGAAGAAACACCCACAGGGAAGCTTGAGGGTAAGTCAGACAACTGTGTTATCTCTACTGGTCTTGGAATGATGGGTCTTAAGAAGTACTTTTATCTTCGTGGTAAGCATATCCCACCTCCTCTAGTAGTCAAACAGAAACCCAACTATATGGTTTATACCTTTGAGGAGGTCTATAACGGGATCTTGAAAAAACATCGAGGTCAAGGGTTTTATGGCAACCAAACAGGTCCAGGGTACCCAACAGCCTAGCATAAGTGAACAACTTGCTAGTAGTGTAGCAAAAGGAAGATCTAAAGGCAAAACTGTGAGGTTCGCCAGACAGTTTGGATCCCTCCTTTCGGGGGCGACAAAGAAGCGAACAGCTAGGGGAATGTCTACAGGTAATATAGAAAGTGCCAAAACTAGGCGCTAAGGAGTATCCAAATGCTTAGTGTCATTAGAGATTCTAATCTACTCAATGTTGAAACTAAAATTCTATGGGAGAAGCAAGAAGGTCTCATCGAGGTTTATAACTTGCCATTTAGGACCTTTGAAACCTTACGTAGTAGAGAAAGGCAGATTGAGTGTTTTAAGAACAGCATATCAAAAGTTGAACATTCAAATCATGAAACTGGAGATGCTTGGGACGTAGCTGTTTGGAAACGAGGGGATTGGAGTTGGGAGGATATTTTTTGGTTCCAGAGATTAGGGATATTAACACTTGCACTTATTAGGGATATAAAATGGGGTGCAGATTGGAATGGAAAGAATTTTTGGTTCGATGAACAGTTTAGAGATTATGGTCATTATGAAAGAATTATTTAAAGAGTGAAAGGAGGTGCAAAATGCTTAAGTGGTTAGGATGGTTGGCCAGTGTTCGATCTATCATAGCCTTGGCAATCACTGGACTCTTTGTCTACATGGGTGTCATGGGAAAGATCGACGCTAAGGACGTGCTCATAGTTGCAGTGTTAGTATTCAACTTTTACTTCCTCGCAAAGAAGAGGAACGGAGAACTAGAAGGAGGTGCAAAATGAGACTACAGAAAATGAGACTACAGAAATGGTTTCTTCCCACTCTGTTGATTCTAGCATTGGTGGCATGTGCTAGTTTTATCAACACTTCCTATGTCACCTTGAATGAGAGCAAGGACTTCTACACCATTGCAATGTCGTCCGCTGCTAGTCTTCAAACCCAAGGGTTAATAACTCTGGCACAACGGGATGAGATTAACAAAGTGGCTAAGATTTATAAAGAAGCCCACAACCTAGCAGTGGATGCTCTCTCTGCCTACAAGACTACTTCGTTAGCAGCAGACAAGGATAAAGTGATTATAGCGATCGCCCAAGCTGCTTCGAGATGGGAGGCTGTGGCAGCACTTATCAATGCAATCAAACCAGGACTTGTTCCTGCTACGTTATCTAAATAGGAGGGAGTCATGAACGAAACTCAATGGAAGTTGATTCTTGCTATTGTTGCTTTGGCCATCGAGAAGGGCCCTGTAGTCGCTGCTAGTCTTATTGCAGCACTAAACAAGGAGGAAGTCACCCTCGAAGATATTGAGGGGTTAAGGATTACCAAAGAGCCAGAAGAGTTCTAAACAAAGGGGGATGAGATGGCGAGCATCTTGATCTTATCTAAAAACGGCGACTCAGTTCCTATTGGATTGAGACTCATGCAAGAAGGTCATATCGTCAAGTTTCACATAAAGGAACCAAAAGCTAAACCATCTTTGGTTGGGTACAAAAATCCCTCCCAAGTTCAAGACCCAAAGAGGATGCTCGACCAATTTGATTTGGTTTTGTCTGACATGGCAGGTATGGGAACGCTATGTGACGAGTTGAAAGAGAAAGGCAAACTAGTCTTAGGAGGTGGTAGCTTCAACGACAAACTTGAGCTAGATCGAGAGTATGGTCTTAAGGTCTCCAAGTCACTTTTGAAAGGAGTTAAAGAACCTGAATGGATCAGCGCAGAGGGGTTGAAGGAATGTACCGAATATTTGGATAAGGCTACCACCCCCCAAGTTATTAAACCTCTTGGTAATGCTCCCGTCTATCTAACCCTTGTCTCCCAAGAGAACGAAAACAGGACGTTGAAGAGTTTCATCCAGGAAAGAGGAAAAGAGTTAACCCCATGTATCATTCAGGAGAAGATAGATGGAATTGAAATCTCTACAGAGGGTTGGTTCAACGGAAAAGAATTCGTCCAGCCGTTTAATCATACCTTCGAGAAGAAACGCTTTATGGAAGGTGATAAAGGCCCCAACACGGGGTGTATGGGAAACATTGTCTTTACCACTGAAGGAGATAAGTTGACGGAGATGTTGTTGATCCCATTGACACCACTGTTGAAGAAGGTTGAGTATATAGGACCGATTGACTTGAATGCTATCGTGACCGAAAAAGATGTCTACTTTCTTGAGTTTACTCCCCGCTTTGGATATGATGCCATTCAGGCATTGTCTGAACTTCTAAAAACTTCTTTATTCGACTTTTTATACGGGATAGCAACTCGCCAGACTCAAAAGACGGAGATGCACGAAGGGTTTGCGGGGGCAGTTCGACTTTCAGTTCAACCTTACCCTAACAAAGAAGGTGCAGAAGAGTTGAAAGGAATACAGTTCCTTCAAACTCCAGACGAGGCAAAGAGACACGTCTGGTTGTCTGATGTCATGAAAAAGGATGACCAAGAGGTTTGTGCGGGAGTTGATGGCGTCTTGGGATGCGTTACGGCCAGAGGGGAGACGGTTAGAGAGTGTAAACGACGAATGTACCGAACCGTCAAAAATATAGTCATCCATGGAGACGTTCAGTACAGAAGTGACATAGGTGAAGGTGTTGAGGAAGAAATTAAGAAACTCACTGAGTGGGGCTGGTTAACCTAGGATGAGTTCCTTGAACCTCCTTCCTCATTCTTCTGACTGGCCTCATTCCTTCTATCTGAGGAAGAATGCCAAAGATACCAGCATCAATGAGAAAAGCCTTAATAGAGAAACTCTTCACGAATGAGTACCGCAGGAACTTGTACAAAGCAGTTGAACCTTCCTTAGAGAAGATATTGGAGACGCCAGAGATTAACAAGGCTTATCTGATGGGATCGTTTCCTTCTAAAAGGATGAGGCCTGGAGATGTAGATGTTCTTGGATTGACAGGAGAAAAGGACATTGGAAAAGTTTATAAAAAGTCTATGGAAACTATAGGAGAGATGGGAGAAGCTCCTTTACACTTTGTACCCTTTCCAGAAACAGGAAACCCTCCTAGTAGGTTGTTAGAGGAGGGAATGAAAAGGTATGGTAAAGACTATAGATGGTTAAGAATTCTTGGGTTGACAGGAGCAATGGGAGGAGGTATGGCAGCATCTGAAACACTAAATCCGGAAGAGGCAGAAGCATCCCCGTATGGGAAGATAGGAAAAGAGTTCACCAAAAAGCTGACGAAGGGAGTGGTCTCTTCATCAGGAGAGGTTTTGAAGGGAAAAGAGGTTTTTGGTAAGACCGTCAAAAGCGTGGTGAAAGGCAAGGGTGACTGGCGATATCTTCAATTTACGGACGGAACGGAACGGGCCATAACGAAGGACGTTGCTCGGGAACTTGTGCAGGAGGTTGGGATTGGGGCACGGATGGCAGGAATGGCAGAGATGGCAGGTCCTAACAAACTTGAACGGGCTGCTCGAAGTTTGAAGTGGCACAAGGAGAGGCAACAGCCTTTTAACACGAAAAAGATTCAGGAGGAATGGTTGAAGGTAAGACAGGCACATGCCAAAGTTGCAGGGCAAGAAACAACCCCCTATGTTTACGTCGATTCAGAGAAGGTCTTTCTACCTCAAGCGGATGCAGATGTTCTTGAGGCGGCTGGAAGAGTTAGAATAAAGAGGAGAGACTAAAGGATGGCAAAGAAGACGAAAGACCTTTTCGTCGAGGATTGGAAAAACCGAATCAAGGCAGGAATTGACTACCGCAAAAAATACTCTTCGTTCGACAAGTGGGAAGAGTATCGCAAGATGTACCGAGGTCAATGGGCTGAAGGCATCTTGGCTGTTAATAAGATCTTCAGTTATGGCCGATCGATGGTACCTCGGGTCTATTTCCGCTCGCCTCGTGTTTGCATAACTGCTACCCGTCCTGAGATGGTTTGGCATGCTAGAGTTGTAGAGGCTATAGACAACATGCTTATCCGGGAGACAGGTCTTAAGAGGACCTTGAAGAGGGCTGCTTTAGATGGTTATCTGAATGGAATAGGCCCAATCAAATTGGGGTATGATTCTGAATTCGGCTACATGCCAGAACAAGCTATATCTGAAGATGGTCAGACTGTAACCCAGGTAGGTAGAAAAGAAGGTGAGAAGATAGAATACAACCCTTTCATCAAACCTGGAATGCCTTGGGCAGCAAGAGTAATTCCTGAGGATGTTGTAGTTCCTTGGGGATCTTCTGACCCAGAGAGTTTGCCTTGGATTGCTCATTATGTTCTCCGTCCTATCGACGATGTGAAGGAGGATCAGAAGTACAAGAAGTCCGCAGTGGATCTGTTGAAAGGAACTCGAAGTCCTGAAAGGGGAGGCAAGGACAGGCCTGAATTCCGTCCGAGGCATCAGAGGGATAAAGATGTAGTGTATGCTGAACTGTGGGAAGTTCGTGATATAAAGACTAAACAGATTATGGTTTTCTGCGAAGACCAGATGCTCCTCGGTGATGAAGACGTTCTTCAAGTTGAAGGGTTGCCATGGGAGTTCATGGTCTTTAATGAGGACCCGGAGTATTTCTGGCCTATCGCAGACACTTCTATCCTCGAGCCCCAACAGAAAGAGCTCAACGAGGTGAGAACGCAATCGTCAAGGCATAGAGCGATTACCCTCTTAAAGTTCTTATACAAGAGAGGTGCAATTAAGCCAGAAGAGTTGGATAAGTTTTTCAGTGGCGAGATTGGACCTGGCGTCGCCGTCGATGATGAAAGCCTAGCAGCTGCAATATCTGTGCTTCAGCCTCACATGCCTCCAGAGTTGTGGAGGGAGGCGGAGGTCATCCTTCGGGATATGCGAGAGAGCATAGGCTTTTCATCGAACCAGTTGGGTGAGTTCAAGGGTGGTACTCCCCCGACGAAAGGTGAGGCCTCGATAGTCGAGGAGGCC